ATTAAATATCCCAAAACATAAAACATTTATTATGCCTGCTGGAGATAATCGAGAAGAATTAATTAAAATGTATCCAATTGTATTTGATATGTGTGCTGAAAAAGGTTATAACATGACTGGACGAGATCATATTATTGCATTTGATACAAAAAGAGGAGTTTAATGGACATTTTACGAACCCACCCAGTTAAAAAATTAGACTTAGGTTTTCACGGTAATCTATTCGGCGGCAAATTGCTTAGCTGGGTAGATGCCGCTGTAGCCGCTTATGCCATGGAACGTTGTCATAGTAAAAATATGATTACTGTTGCTTTGGATAAATGTGTGTTTGAAAAACCTGCTAAAGAAGGACAACTAGTAAAAATTTATGCTTGTATGTCTAAAATTGGAAATACATCTGCTACTTTTGATGTAGAAGCAAGAAACTACAATGTATTTAGAGGTGATGAAGAAATTATTTTAAAAACAAGTATGACTTTTGTTCGTGTAGATGATGAAGGAGTTCCAATCCCAATTTCAGAACAAGTAAAAAGAGAATACGCCGCTAAATCATAATAATGAATGTATTTGAAAACATATCACCGTACACATTTATAATAGATTATACCTCAGGATTAAAGGTATCTTGTTTTGATAATTATGATCCTGAAAATACATTTTCCATTAGAGTTTATATTAAAAAATTAAAAGTTGATAATAAACTTAAATGGACCTACTCAAGTGCTGGAGGGCATTATGTAGAATCTGAAACTATAAATAGTGAAGATTTTTTAATATTGTGGGGAGAACAAGTTGTAAAAAGTAAATTTTTTTATTGGTATTCATATAAATCATTTGTTCCATATCATATAAAAATAACTGATAATAAAACTGAAGAAATAGTTTATGAAGAATCTTTTGATCCTCGTCATAAATTAATAAATTTTACTTTACATAGTGAGGATGAAAAAACAATCCATACTTGGATGTGTGTTTTAGAAAAATTTAAAAAAGAAAACGAATGCCAGATTTCAATAACAAATAATTATCTTAAAGAAAATCAAAAATATGATTTTGTAGATTGTTATTGGAGTGTAGAAGAAAATTATCAAAGATTTTATGCAGGGTATGACATAGGAAGATTTGGAACTAAAGATGCACCTAATTTATCTGTAAATCCTGATGGTATCCAAGGTAAAAATGATTTAGAAATTATTGAGGATATTCTTTACCATTATAGTAAAAATTTATGAATAATGTATTAATGATAATGAATGCAAGAAACATTTCAGCATTCAAAGAATGTATTAATAAATTAAATATCTCTAAAGTATGGTTTAAAGGATATCGTGAATTTGAATTAAATACTGAAATAAATAAATTTATTCAAGAAACTAATTTTGATAATTATTTTATAGTATCTGATGATTTAGTTATTAATAAAAATGATTTTGAATTTCTTGAAGAACAGTTAAAAATTTATCCTATTGTTACTGGATGGGGAGTATGGAGACAAAATAGTGATTGGACAACAATCCATTTACAAGATAAAATGCACTTATTCAATCAGGGAACACACCTTCCTGTATTTAAAGAACATTACAATATTGTTAAAACCCATGAAATAGATTCTCTTCCTAATTATTTTGAAACAGCATTTACAGGTTGGTTTTATACAGGGATTAGAAGAGATATTTGGTTAAAGTATCCTTATCAAACAATGGCTACATCTCCTGATATGTACGGAGCTTCAACTGATGCTCACTGGTCAAAACGCATTTTAAAAGATAATATTTATAAACAAATGTGTTTTAAACAAGCAAGAGTATTACATTTATCATATACTGGAAAAGATTATGATGATTTAAGTTTTGAAAATAAACAAATTATTAAAGAATTTATATGAATAAACAATTATTAATCGAAAATTTAGAAAAAAAGAACAATCTTATTCTTTATTTTAACTCAGGAGGTTGTGGTCCTTGTACACAAGCAAAACCTCTTGTTACTAAAATTGCCGAATCTAAAAAAGGCTATTTGTATTCTGATATTAAAGAAGGATCAGAAAATTCACAAGAATTAGAAAAATTTTGTGGCGTTGAATTTTATCCAACTTTAGTTATTATTGAAGACAATCAAGTTAAAAGATATGTCGGTATAAATGAAATTAAAACTTTATAATGAATTCTCAAGTATTATTTACAGAACACGAACTTTCTAATAAAGTAGGTGAAATCGCCTATAAAATTAGTAGAAAAGAACACGATTTTCCTCCTGTGTTTATATGCGTTTTAAACGGTGCTTTTATGTTTTTTACGGACTTGGTGAAACGTATTGATGAATGTGAAATAGACTTTATAAGCGCCAAATCATACGTAGGTATGACCCAAACCAATGTAACAATTGCTAAATCCATTAATGTAGATATTGCTAGAAAAGATGTATATCTCATAGATGATATTTATGATACTGGGGAAACAATGAAAGCATTAATCCAACATTTAAATCTTAATCATCCAAAATCAATTACACCTGTTACTCTATTTAAACGTTGGAGTAGTCACAACCCAGATTTGATCTATGGTTTTGAATTACAAGATGAAAGTTGGTTAGTAGGTTATGGATTAGATGATGAAAACGGACTTCGAAGAAATCTTAAACATATTGTTGGATTACTGAAAGAAGATTAGTATATTATATAAAAATAAAAGTCATGAATATATCTCAAGCATTAAAGCAAAAAAACAAATTAGTTGTTGAACTAAAAAAGCAATACCAAATTGCACAAAAATTTAATTCCCAAGAAGAAGGGAATGTTAGACGTTATTCAGTGCAAGCAGCATTGGATAAAGCAGTTGAATTAACTTTAGAATTAACTGCTCTAAAAACCAAAATTCACCTAGCAAATGCTCCGGTATACGATAAGATTTTTCGTATGGCTGAGTTAAAAAACCGTATTAAGGAATTGAAAAAAATCCCAACGGAAGAAGGAAAAACAGAAGCTAGATTTAGTTCAGTAGCATCTGTAAAAGAAGTAGAGATTAACATCGCTCAAATTGATGAAATGGTTCAAACATTAGAGGCAAGAATTGAAGAAATTCAAGCTGAGTTGGACATTCATAACGCAACAACACAAATTTAAGGTGAGTAGGGAGTGATGATGAGTTAATTTTTGATGTCCTTACAATTCTACTATGAGCCAAATAGCGGATAAGTGATAATGATAAGGTACGCCAACCTCAAAATTCAAAAACTCAAAACATCAATCTTCGCGCACTTTCAATAAATTTAAACCTCTTTGAACCCGGACTAAATTATTGATTCTGATTCGCTCCCCTCATTTTAACTTGGATATTTTAAAGATTATCCATACATTCAAACATAAAATAAATTAGTTATATGGAAAACAAAAGACGAAAAAACCACACTGATCTAGAGTGTGTTAAAACAGGTTTCGCTAATGGAGTTGCGCCTGGGTTCCCACTTACCGAAGAACAAAAATGGGACATGGTTGATAAAGCTGAAAAAGCATATGGAGAATTCTTAACAGCATTAGGTTGTGATTGGGAGAATGATCCGAATTCAATGGAAACACCTCGCCGTGTAGCTAAAGCATATGTTTTTGACTTGTGGGCAGGTCGATACAATGCAATGTCTGATATTACTTCATTCCCCTCAGATGGTTATGATGGTATTGTAATTGAAAGAAATATCCCAATTAATTCAATGTGTTCACATCACCACCAAACAATTGGAGGTGTAGTTCATATCGGTTATGTAGTAGGTAAAGATGGTCAAGTAATTGGATTGTCGAAATTAAACCGAATTGTAGAATTATTTGGTCGTAGAGGAGCAATTCAAGAACAATTAACTTCTGCCATTCATAATGCTGTAGATAAAATTTGTGAAAATAACAAAGGTGTAATTGTAACTGTAGTTGCAACTCACAATTGTGTTTCATGTCGTGGTATTAAACACCAAGGAGCATCAATGGTTACAACCAAAGCATCAGGTGTGTTTATGGATAATGATAATCAAGCACGTAAAGAATTCTTTGATTCATTGAAAATTAATAACGGAGGACACCAGATATGAGCCCACTAGAACAAAAACAAGACGAACTTATCCAGTTACTCCAAGGACAAGTTGCTGATTTATCGTTAATGTCCAAAATTGAACTTGGAGATGACGTGATTGAGAAATGGAGACAGTTAACTCAAGAAATTATCCAACTAAAAGATTATGTACCATTTGTAAGTGAAGTAGAGACATTTAATGCCACTATGGGTAAACCTAACAATTATGAACCGATTATTCCAGAAGAAAAAGAATGGATGTTTGTTTACAATTTCATCCTTGAGGAACTTGAAGAGTACAAACACGCTTGTGAAACAGGAGACATTGTTGAGGTTCTTGATGCTCTATGTGACATTGCCTACGTCTCGCTTGGTAACGGAACTATGCTTCATGGTCTTAAGAATCAGTTATGGCCCGCATATCAAGAAGTTCAAGCATCGAATATGTCTAAAGCTTGCATTAGTGAAGAAGAGGCACAAGAAACCGTTAGAGTTCGTTCCGCAGAACAAAAGGAACCGTGTCACTTCGAAAAGGTTGGAGATTATTATATTGTCTATCGAACACGCGATAGAAAAGTAATGAAAAATATTAATTATTTTAGACCTGATCTAAAACAATTCCTAGCATAATGTATCAATCCGTCTACTACGATAGAGACGAGTATCAATACTATTTAAGAGACGACAAAAAAGGTTGGAAGGTGTTTAAATACACCCCAACCTATTATGTCGCTCATCCTGAAGGTGAGATGGAAACTCTTGATGGTACTTTAGTTATGCCTGTCAAAAAGATGGATGACTGGAGAGATCCTAAATATTTTGAAAAGGATGTTGATAAAGATACTCGTTTACTAGTTGATTTTTATTACGAATCCGATGAAACACCTTCATACCATAATCTAGTTTATCTAGATATTGAGTGTGAAATTGCTGGTGCTCTTACTCCTGAGAATATTAAAGATCCTAAAGGTAAAATTACATCTGTTGCTCTTTATGATAACAATAGTAAAAAATACTACTGTTTGATTTTAGATGAAAAACAATTGATGGATGAAGCTAAGTCTGAGAGTAAAGAAGTTATTCCCTACAAATCAGAACGTGAATTACTTGATGGATTTCTTGAAATTTGGGAAAAATTAGACCCAACAATTATTTCAGGATGGAACAGTGAATTTTTCGATATTCCTTACTTGTATTACCGTATTAATAAAGTCTTAGGACAAGATATGGGTAATTATTTATCTCCAATTCAAAAGGTAAAAACCAAAATTGTTCAAACTAAAAACGGTTTAGCAGAGCATGTAATTGTAGCTGGTCTTAATCACTTAGATTACATGAACTTGTTTAAAAAATTTATTACTAAACAAGAACCAAGTTATGCATTAGGAACAATTGGAGAAAAATATGTTAAATTAGGAAAAATCGAATACCAGGGATCTTTAGATAAATTGTTTAGAGAGGATGTAGATAAGTTTATTGAATATAACATTCGAGACGTTGAAATCATTGTTGAGTTAGAAAAAGCACTTAAGTTTATTGAATTAACAGTTACAATTGCTCACTTGTGTCATACAACTTATGAGCAAATTTACTATTCAACAGTATTAAATGATGGAGCTATCTTAACATACTTAAAACGTAAAGGTATAGTTTCACCTAATAAACCAACAACATATAATCCTGGATTAAAGGAAATCAAGGAAGAATATGCTGGAGGTTATTTGAAAGATCCTGTACCTGGTTTGTATGAATGGGTTATTGACCTCGATTTTACTTCGTTGTATCCATCGATTATTCGATCGCTCAATATGGGTATTGAAACATTAGTGGGACGCGTTGTAAACACAGGTAAATTCGATAATCAATGGTCATTGAGGGAACTTAAGAAAATGGACCCTAATAAAATGGTTGAAATTGAGAAAGTTAAAAAAGATAGAAGATTAGTTAGATCGGAAATCAAAGTAAAACACTTAATTGGACTAATTGAAGAAGGAGATCTACTAATTTCAGCCCCAGGTGTAATATTCCGTAAAGATAAATCTAGTGTTGTTTGTGAAATCTTAGCTGACTGGTTTGCTAAACGTCAAGAGTATAAATCATTGATGAAAAAAGCATATAAGGTTGATAAAGATCCTGTTATGGGAGAATTTTACAATAAACGTCAACATGCTTATAAAATTAAATTAAATGACGTTTATGGTGTATTTGCAATTAATGGTTGGAGATACACTGATGGTCATAAATTTATTAGTAAAGCTATTACTTTAACAGGTCAACGATTAACTCAAGAATCCATTAAATTTGTAAATGAGTGGATGAACACTGAATTAGGTACTAAAGATAAAGATTACATTGTTACCTCAGATACCGATTCACTATTTATTCAAACTAAAGAACTAATTCTACAACGTAATCCTGAATTAGCAAACGGTACACAAGAAGAAATTGTGCAAGCAGTACTTAAAGTTGCAACTGAAATTCAAAAACTAGCAAATGATAATTTACATACTTTAGTACAAGAATTATTTAATGTTAAGTATCCTGATGAACCTCACTATTTTGAATTAAAGCAAGAGGTTGTACTTGATAGAGGTTATTTTGCAGGTAAACGTAGATATGCGATGCATATTGTAAATAAAGAGGGTGTACCAACAGACGAACTAGATATGAAGGGTCTAGATTTGATGAAATCAAATTTCCCTCCATTATTTAGAAAATTTGGAGAACATATTCTAAATGAAATTATGTTTGGTACTAAAAAATCAAGTATTGATGCTCAAGTACTTGAGTTTAGAGAATCACTTAGAACAGTTGGTTGGGAGCAAATCCTAAAACCTACAGGACTAAAGAAAATGCAAGAATATATAGCATCAGGTCCAACAGCAGGTGAAATATTTTCTAAACTTGGTTTGAAATGTCCTATCAATACTAAAGCTGCTATTTACTATAATGATTTGTTACGTTTTAAAGGTTTAGATAAAAAGCATCCAACATTTCAAATAGGAGATAAAATGTATATTGGATATCTGAAGGAAAATCCGTATCGTATTGACGTGATTGGATTTAATGGACATAGTGATCCTCCTGAAATTATGGAATTTATTGAAAAATACATTGACAGAGACGGATTATTTGATTCAGTAATGAAAAATAAACTAGAAAGCATATACAGTGATTTAGGTTGGGGTATGCCTGTATTTAATAAAAAAATAAACAAATTCTTTATATTTGACTAAGTTATGATAAACAAATTAGATTTAACATCAGTTATATCCAAATATCATTTGAACGGAATGATTGAACCGGTTAAATGGGATATTAAAGATGAAACATTAACAATCAAATTCAATGCTCCTTCAAAGGATATGATTGGTAGAGTTGAATTTAAAGGTATGCCTCTTGAAGATTCAACAATAGCAATTAGTAATACATCTCAATTAAATAAATTAATTGGTATTACAAATGGTTATTTAGAATTGAGTTATACAAAAATAAATAAATTCATTACTAAACTAATTATTGCTGATAATCAATTTACATTGAATTATGCCTTAGCTGATACAATGATTATTCCTAAAGCAGGTGAATTAGGTGATGCTGGAGAATGGAATATTGAAGCACCTCTTGATAATGAAAGTATTAATGCTATTGTTAGAGCAAAATCCGCATTAGCTGAAAGTGAAACAGTAGTTATTAAACCACATGAAAATGCTGATGGTGAGTTTCAAATTGAAATGCAATTTGGAGGTAATGTAGAACATGCTAATAAAGTATCATTCTATATCCCCCAAGCAGAATCAAACAACATCCCAGATAACTTTAAAGAACATTACAACTCAAGTATGATTAAAGAAATCATGTATTGTAATAAAGATATGGCTAATGGACACATTAGTATCAATTTAGATGGTATTATGAAATTAGAATTTGAAAACGAGAATTTAAAAAGTACTTATTATCTCGTATCAAAAGAAATCTAGTAATATATTTATATCCATCACCATCAAGGTTGTTATATTAAAGAATATTTCGTATATTCACGTTATAAAATAAAAAATATGAGTTATACAATTATCAAAGACCCGGTTCTTGAACCATTTTTCCTTTCCAAAGATCAATACTGTTACACAGTATATGAAAATGTAACTCCCGATCCTGCTAACCTAGAAAAAGGTAGCAAAGGGAAAGATTATCAAAAAGCTCTCGGATATTACACAAAACTTTCTCACGCTTTGAATGCCATTGCCAAAGCAAAACTTGATCACAAGACTGAATACAACAGTATTAAATCTTATATCAAGGAGTGGGAAATCAACAAACAAGCAATGGAAGATCTATTAGAATCATTAGGACTATGAAATTAGAAGCACTTTACAATGCCGTTATCGTAAAACCGATCGAAGCGGAAGAAACCACTTATGGTGGAATTATCGTCCCAGATTTGGGTAGTGAAAAAAACAAACTAGCTGAAGTAGTAGCAGTTGGTGATGGTTATTATTCAGTAACAGGAGATTGGATTGATACAGTTCTTCATGTAGGAGATACAGTTGTTCTTCCTACTATGGGATTCAGTAAATTAGAATTCGAAGGAGAAGAGTATTGGATCGGCCCTGAAAATCAAGTATTAGCAAAAGTAAATAAAGAAGAAAATGAGTAAAATTATTGAATTTGGACCAGATGCACGTAAGAAATTATCTGCGGGTATCGATAAATTAGCAAATGCAGTTACATCAACACTAGGTCCTAATGGACGTAATGTTGTTATTGCAAATGGAGGGATTCCTCAAAGTACAAAAGATGGTGTAACAGTAGCAAAATCTATTACACTAGAAGATCCAATTGAAGAATTGGGTGTTCAATTAGTAAAACAAGCCGCTATCAAAACAGCAGATAATGCTGGTGATGGTACTACAACTTCAACGTTGTTGGCTCAAGAAATCGTATCTCAAGGTCTTAAAGAATTGAGTAATGACAGAAATGCAGTTCAATTGAAACGTGAAATTGATTTGGCAGTAAAACAAGTATTAGATGCTGTTCGTACTGAAATTAAAGAAGATGTATCTAGTGAAGATCAACTTAAACAAATTGCTACAATTTCTGCAAATAATGATCCTGAAGTAGGTGAATTAATTGCTACGGCAATGCAAAAAGTAGGTCGTGAAGGTGTAGTGTTTATTGAAGAATCTAAAAACGGTGAGACATATCTTGAAACAGTAGAAGGTATGCAGTTTGAGCGTGGTTACAAATCTCCTTATTTTGTAACGGATAACAATTCAATGAGTACAAGTATTCAAGATGCTTTAATCTTGATTGCTGATAAGAAATTTACCCAAGTAAAAGAATTGTTACCAATTTTGGAAGCAGTATCTAACCAAAGTAAATCATTGTTGATCATTGCCGAGGATGTTGAAGGTGAAGCACTTGCTACATTGATTGTCAACAAAGCACGTGGTATTTTGAAAACAGTTGCTGTTAAAGCTCCTGATTTTGGAGATCGCCGTAAATTAGTTCTTGAAGATATTGCTATTCTAACAGGTGGTCAAGTATTCAGTTCTGAAAAAGGTATGAAACTTGATAAATTCAGTTGGGATTGGTTTGGTGAAGCTAGAGTAGTAACAGTAGGTAAAGATACTACAACAATTGTTGATGGTAAAGGTGATGCTGATAAAATCGCAGCTCGTATTGAAGAATTACAAACTCAAATTGAAAAATCAACAACACCATATGAAAAAGAAAAATTGCAAGAACGTTTAGCTAAGTTTATTGGTGGTGTAGCAATTGTACACGTAGGTGGATTTACTGAATCCGAAATGCGTGAGAAAAAAGATCGTGTTGATGATGCACTTCAAGCAACAAAAGCAGCTCTAGAAGAAGGTATCGTACCAGGTGGTGGAGTTACTTTACTACATGCTCGTGAAAGTATTGATCGAGTTAGTATGGGTGCTGATATCGTTTATAAAGCATGTGCTGCTCCATTTAAGAAAATCCTTACTAATGCAGGTATTGATGTTGAGTCTGTTTATCATTTTATGAATGAGGTAAGAACTGCTGATCATTGGACAGGTTATGACTTAAAAAATGATGATTTTGTAAACATGAAAAAAGCAGGTATTATTGACCCAGCTAAAGTAACTCGTACAGCACTTGAAAATGCAGCTTCAGTAGCAGGTACTATTCTATTGACAGAAGCTGTAGTTGTAGATAAACCTGAAGAAAATAAAGACTCTGATCCTGGATTTGGAGGAATGGGTGGAATGTTTTAAATTTAAATAATATGAGAGACGCAGTAGATCTTATAGGAAAACCAATTGTGGTTAAAGAGAAAAAATATACTATTAGTACAATTAATTTTCTCCCATCACCAGCTCAATCAGGTAGTTATATTTGGTTTGGTTTATCATCAAATGGATCAATTTTGAATTATCCCTATGAAGATCTACTGCCTTATCTTAAAGAACAAATTAAGTTATGAAACAAGAAGTAGAAAAAAATATTCTTATTGCCGAGAGAGTACCACCTGGGGATCAATGGAATGTAGTTGGGGTAGATGAAGTTCAAACTTCACTTACAGATGCTTTGAATGCTTATTACATGAGTGCTAAAGTAAAACCTGAAGCATTTAGACTTGAACCTTTAAAAGGAATGTTGTATATTATCACAACTGAAGAGGTAGAAGTGCTTCAACCAAAACCAAAAACATTTAATCTATACGGAGAGTAATGAGAAAAAAAGAACATACATTGTGGGTTGAAAAATACCGTAGTCAAAATTTAGAAAATTACGTTGGTAATGAAAATATTAAATCTACTATAGGTAAATATCTTCAACAAAATGATATTCAAAATTTCTTATTTTATGGTCCTGCAGGTACAGGTAAAACTACTCTTGCTAAATTAATTGTAAATAATCTTGATTGTGATTTCATGTATATCAATGCCAGTGATGAACGTGGAATTGATACAATTCGTGATAAAGTATCAGGATTTGCAAGTGCAGCATCATTTAAACCACTTAAGGTTGTAATTTTAGATGAAGCAGATTTTATCACAATTCAAGGTCAAGCAGCACTTCGAAATGTAATTGAAACTTATTCTCGTACTACTCGTTTTATTTTAACTTGTAATTTTGTAGAACGTATTATTGATCCACTTCAATCACGTTGCCAGGTACTTAAAATTGTTCCTCCATCAAAACAGGATATTGCAAAACATGTTGCTGGCGTATTAGAACAAGAATCAGTATCTTATACTATGGATGATATTAAAGTTTTAGTAAACCAATTTTATCCTGATGTTAGAAAAATGCTCAATACAGCTCAATTATCGAATCAAGATGGTGAGCTACATATAGATAAATCAGTTATAGTATCTTCTAACTACATGACTCAAGTAGTTAAAGAATTGTCAAAACCAAAACCAATTTTTAATGAAATACGTCAAATTATTGCTAACGCAAATGTCCAAGATTTTGAGGAACTTTACCGTTTCCTTTATGATAACGCTTCTGTTTATGTACCTGGGAGTGAAGGAATGGTTGCGATCTATACTAACGAATACTCCTATCAATCGAACTTTAGAATAGATAAAGAGATCAACTGTATGGCTTTAATAGCTAGATTAATTGAATTAAAATGAAATACTTTATAAAATACACGTTATCTTGGGTTTCACAGAACTTATCGATACCGTTTTGGATGGTTGGGCATATACATTTAATGACAACTATATACGCAGATATACATGAAATATTAATGTCATTGGGTATGAATATTATTGTAGCAGCTGGGTTTATCCATGATTTTATAGAATATAGAAACGAAAAATTAAACAAATAAATATGAATCAAAAACCTCAAATGAATGTCAACATTGACATTAAAAACACAAAAGCAATTACATCTCCAGAAGGTAATCAAGTATTCCAAGAAGGTGTAATTTTACGTAAAGTATCTCGTTTTGTAACAGGTACCCAAGAAGACGGAATCATCCCAGTTCCTGTGTTTTTCGATGTAAAAACTGGTAAAGTATTAGTAGAATTATTGCCTAAAGAATTAAGAGCAGAATTCGAAGATGACGCTGTTTGATTGGCTTAACGAATTAACCTTTAACAAAAGGGAATGGTCATCTTTTTCAGAAGATCAGCGGGAATCATTCAATTCTTACATGATACATAGATATGTATCGATGTATATCGGCTATGTAGAATTAGCAAATATATCACAGAAACTCCCGCTTACTGAAAAAGAAAAAATATATAATATCTACAAGACCATGTTACCAAAGAAAAAAATGTTCCTCAAGTATGTTAAAAAACAAACTAAAAACACATACGAAGATTTATTAAAATATGTTGCTGAATACTACCAATGTGGTTTTGGAGAAGCAGAAGAATATATTGATATTATCCGAGAAGCAGGTGTAAGAGGAATTCTTTGGGAAATGGGAGTTGATGAAAAAGAAACAGATAAATTAATTAAAAAAGCAAAGTTATGAGAAATATTTTATTAGATGCAGTTTACAAACATGCCGAAGGTCATGTTGCGAAACATAGAGCAAATGTTGAAGTTTATCTTCACCAACCAGTTGGAATTGGAGAACATTCTGATATTATAGAAGCAATTGAAATTGAATTAGAAGCAATTGCCAAGTATCAAGATCAAATTGAAATTTTAAATCACTATTTTCCAAGAGAAAAACAAACAATTTTATAAGTTATGATTACTGAAAATACAGGTTATGATCCTACGGGAGCAGGAAAGGCTATTTCTGATTTTGAAAAGACTTATCCAACATTAGCGGAAGCTTTTAAAGAAAATCAACAAGAACAATATGAGTTATTTGCTCGTAAAATGATGGATTACGGTTTGGCAAATATTTCTCTTGGTACTACCCTTGAGGAATCGGATGATATACAACTTTCATTGACTGGAATTTGGTTGCGTTGTAATGACAAAATAAATCGCTTAAAAAACATGTTAAAACGTAAAGGTTATAATTATGTTCAAGACGAACCAATGATTGATAGTTTTATAGATATTGCTAACTATGGAATTATCGCTCAGTTAGTAATGAAAGGTAAATGGAAAAAATAACATTATGCCAAGTAGTCTTCACCTTCACAAAGAAGCAATCTTTGAACATATTCGTACAGTTGTTCTAGAATATTTACCTAAACGCTACAAAATACTAGATGTAGGCCCAGGCATTGGGATTTATGGGAGTAATCTTACAGATTTAAATATTGATGCTATAGAAATTTATGAACCATATATTGAAAAATATAAAATCAAAAACTACTATAGAAATGTATTTGTAGGAGATATTTTAGAATTTAACTATGATGATTACGATTATATTATTATAGGAGATGTTTTAGAACATATTCATGTCGAAGCAGCTCAGAAATTAATTAAAGATATTACCTTAAAAGGTATTAAATGCCTAGTCTCAGTTCCTTTTCTATGCCCCCAAGGTGCAGTAGATGGAGTAGAATCTGAAATACACCATCAAGCAGATCTAACCCCAAGAATAATGAAATCTAGATATCCAGAATTAGAAATATATTTAAGTACTAATATGACTAATGGATATGCTTATTACACAAATTACCTTAAATGGGTTAAATAAAAGTTTTGGCTAAAAAGAAAAAAATACCACAAATTCTTAAACAAATTAAGAATCAACCCTTACGAGAAGTAAACTATGCCTTTGAAAAAGCTATTTCCTATAGTCAATTCTCGGTATTTCAAAATTGTCCTCGTAAATGGTCTTTACAGTATAGAGACGGTTTTTATACATCAGAACAATCGATCCACATGACTTTTGGGACGGCGTTGCATGAAACGATACAGCATTATATAACAACTATATATGAACAAAGTGCAGCAGCTGCTGATAGAATTGATTTAAAAGAATTATTTGAAGAACGTTTTAGGGAAACCTACCTTAAAGACTACAAATCTAATAAAAATATCCATTTTAGTAACTCAATTGAAATGAATGAGTTTTTTGAAGATGGATTAGCTATTTTAGATTTTTTATCTAAAAAACGAGGATCATATTTTAGTAAAAGAGGATGGTATTTAGTAGGTTGTGAAATACCTCTTGTTGTTACCCCAAATCCTCAATATCCAAATATTCTTTATAAAGGTTATTTAGATGTTGTTTTGTATAATGAAACTATGAATAAGTTTTTAATTCTTGATATCAAAACATCTACAAGAGGTTGGGGTGATAAGGAAAAGAAAGATGAATTAAAACAATTCCAACTTATTCTTTATAAAAAATATTTATCCCAACAGTATAATATTCCTGTAGATGATATTGACATTGAATTTTTTATTGTTAAACGAAAAATATGGGAAGAATCAGATTTCGCTATTAAACGCATCCAGCAATTTAAACCAGCATCTGGTAAAGTTAAAATAAATAAAGCACATATAGCGGTTAACAATTTTATTCAAGAGGTATTTAATATTGATGGTTCTCATAAAACCCAAGTACATATCCCTAACCCTTCAGCCTTTAATTGTCGATTTTGTCCTTTTAAAGACAATAAAGAATTATGTGATAAGGGTTAATCTAACAGAATCCTAATATATTTATATACAACAATTAAAAAATAAAATTTATGAGTAAAAAAGACATGACGTTGACCTCTGTAAAAGTACAGAGCGAGTTATTCGAAAATTTCAAGATTGCTTGCGTAAAATACAAATTTTCTCTACAAAAGCTTGCTGATCGAACAATTCATTTGTATCTTACCGATGAAGATTTTAGAAAAAAAGTACACAATCACAACAACCTAGAAATTAACGATTAAAAATTAAATTAAATTAGTTACATGAATAATAGTTTTGCATACCTGCCACCAGAGCAGAGGAAAAAAATTCTCTTAATTTGTGATGATATCCGAGTTCATTCGGGAGTAGCAACAGTAGGACGAGAAGTAGTAGTACACACCTGTCAACATTTTAACTGGGTAAACATTGGGGGATCTATTAATCACCCTGAAGTTGGTAAACGTTTAGATTTATCTCAAGCAACTAATGAAGTTGCATCAATAAACGATTCATCAGTTATAATGTATCCGACTAATGATTATGGTGATCCAACACTTCTTCGTAATATTATTGAAATTGAAAAACCGGATGCAATTATGTTGATCACAGATCCACGTTATTTTATTTGGTTGTTTTCAATTGAAAACGAAATTAGAAAAAACATTCCCATCACATATCTAAACATTTGGGATGATTACCCAGCACCTCATTATAATAAAGCATTTTATGAAGCATGTGATTTATTGATGGGAATTAGTAAACAAACAGTAAATATCAATAAACTTGTTTTAGGTGATAAAGCTGAAAATAAAATCATCAGATATGTTCCTCATGGATTAAATGAAAAATTATATTTTCCAATTAATCAAGACCATGAATTGTATCCTCAATTCCAGGAATTTAAAAAATCGTTGTTGCAAGGAAAAGAGTATGATTTTGTATTATTCTTTAATTCAAGAAATATTCGCCGTAAACAAATTCCTGATACAATGTTAGCTTATAAGTATTTCATTGATCAACTCCCAATAGAACAAGCCAAAAAATGTGCTTTTGTACTTCATACAGAAATGGTAAGTGATCATGGAACCGATCTTCCAGTTATTAAAGAATTACTATTAAATGAAGAACAATATAATATAATCTTCACTAATAAAATAATGAATGCTACTGAAATGAATTTCCTTTATAATTCTTCAGATGCACAAATTCTTTTAACATCTAATGAAGGTTGGGGATTGTCATTAACTGAAGCTATATTAGCTGGTAACCCAATTATTGCTAATGTAACTGGAGGAATGCAAGATCAAATGAGATTTGAAGATGAAGATGGAAATTGGTTTACCCCTTCAGCTGAAATTCCTTCTAACAATACAGGCAAATATAAAAAATGCGGTGAATGGGCTTTCCCAGTATTCCCAAATAACCGTTCAATTCAAGGTTCACCTCAAACTCCTTATATTTGGGATGATAGATGTCGTCCTGAAGATGCTGCTGAACAAATTATGGCTGTTTATTCTTTACCAAAAGAAGAACGTAAAGCTAAAGGTTTGAAAGGTAGAGAATGGGCATTGACTGAAGCTGGATTTACAGGTCCTATTCAAGGTGAGAGAATTATTGAAGCATTTGATACATTATTTGAAACTTGGAAACCAAGAGAAAAATATGAATTAATTAATGCTAATGAAATAAAAGATAGAGTTATAAATCATAATTTGTTATATTAAAATGAAACCATTATTCGTTATAAGTTCCCCTTTTGATACCTACAGTGGCTACGGTGCTCGTTCAAGGGATTTAATTAAAGCCATTATTGAAACAAACAAATATACTGTGAGATTATTATCTCAACGTTGGGGTGCTACTCCGTTTGGTTTTTGTAAAGATAACCCTGAATGGGCATTTTTGTTAGATTTAACTCTTTCAAATAATCAACTCCCTAAACAACCTGAAATATGGGCTCAGGTAACTATTCCAAGTGAATTCCAACCTATTGGAAAATACAATATTGGTTTTACAGCTGGTATAGAAACTACTATTGCCCCAGCAGATTGGATTGAAGGTTGTAATAGAATGGATCTTAATGTTGTATCCTCAGAACACTCAAAACATATATTTTTAAATTCTTCTTTTGAAAAACGCAATCGTCAAACAAATGCTTTAGAAGGTACTATCAAATTAGAAAAACCTATTGAAGTATTGTTTGAAGGTGTTAACACTGATGTTTATAAAGTATTAGAAAAAAATACTAATAAAAATATTGATTTAAGCTCCATCAAAGAAGAATTTGCTTATTTGTTTGTAGGTCACTGGATTGCTGGTGATATGGGTGAGGATAGAAAGAATGTAGGTTTATTGGTAAAAGCATTTTATGAAATATTTAAAAACAAAACCAAAAAACCAGCATTAATTCTTAAAACATCTCAAGTAGGTTCATCTTATGTTGATAGAGAGGAAATTCTTAAAAAAATTAAACAAATAAAAGAAACAGTAAATTCTAAAAACCTACCAAATGTTTATTTACTTCATGGTGAGTTTACTGATGAAGAAATGAATGAACTATATAATAATCCTAAAGTTAAAGCTATGGTTAACTTAACTAAAGGCGAAGGATTTGGTCGTCCATTACTTGAATTTACTTTAACCAAAAAGCCACTCATTACCACAGGATGGTCAGGCCATGTAGATTTCCTCAACCCAGAATTTACTAATTTAATTCCAGGTCAATTAACAAATGTACATCAAAGTGCTGCTAATCAGTGGTTGATACCTGAATCTCAATGGTTATCTGTAGATAATGGTCAAGCAGGTTTCTACATAAAAGATGTATTTGAAAACTATAAAAACTATACTGAGAAAGCTAAACGTCAAGCATTTTACAGTAAAACAAATTTCAGTTGGGAAAAAATGAAAGAAAAATTAGATAATCTTTTAGATTCTTCTCTTCCTGAATTTCCAAAAGAAGTTTCTTTAAAACTTCCAACTATTAAAAAAATTGAATTACCTAAAAAAGAAAAAATAAATGGATAATCTAATTAATTGCTCCCGTTGCGGTTCAGACGCGTGTTATGTTGAAGAGGTGAATCAAGATATTAAAACTTACTTTTGTTATGGATGCGGTTTTCAAACCAATTCCATAATGAAAGAAGGAGAAGAATTCTTTGAAGAACAATCAAAAATTCTACCTGAACTTTATAAAGATTTATTTTATAAAGATGAAGATGGAAAGATTTGGATGGCATCATCAATAAATTTACCTCAACAAGGTATGATATTTGCTAACGGACCTTCTAAAGAAGATTGGGGCTGGGCAGCTGTAAAAGCAGTCCAAGTCACAGAAGAAGAAAAAGAAAAATACCCAATCCCCGGAAAAAAAGGAGAATATTACACATGGAGAATGGATATGACTACACTAAAAATGTTCTCTGAGCGTGATTATATAGAAGCACTTTCGTATATTGGAGTATTACCTGAATAAATTATATTATTATGAAAATAAGTTATGGATTAACCGTGTGTAATGAACACGAAGAGTTACAAAATCTAATTGAGTATTTAGTTAAAAGAATGGATGGGGAAGACGAAATTGTAGTAGTCTATGATCAAAATAGAGTAACCCCAGAAGTATTAAAGGTTATAGAAGATTATAAAGAAGAAGCAACTGCTTATCCTTTTAATTTTCAACAAAATTTCCTTGAAAACAAAAACTTTATGAATAGCAAATGTACTGGGGATTATATTTTCCAAATTGATGCTGATGAAATTCCTGAAAGTTTTTTAGTAGAAAATCTAAAAGTAATTTTAGAAGACAATCCTGTAGATCTATTAATTACACCTCGTAAAAACCTAGTTGCAGGATTAACCCCAGAACACATCCAAAAGTGGGGGTGGAACGTAAATGAAGAAGGTTGGGTTAACTGGCCTGATGCTCAAAAACGTATTTACAAAAACACCTCCGAAATTCAATGGTCAGGTCACCAAGTACACGGAATGGTTGAAGGTTATAAAACATTTGCAACATTACCGTTTTCTGAAGAATGGAGTATTATCCATAATAAGACAATCGACCGTCAAGAAAATCAAAATGAACGTTATACAAAAATTGAAATTGGTGAATTAAAATGAGAAAGTACCTCCCAACTCTTAGTGAATTAGTAGATAGATTATCTATTGTACAATTAAAAGAAGTGTTCATCCCAGAACACAAAAGTGAATACTCACAAGAAATTGCTGATATTGTTCACGATATTCAAGTATTGCTTGATGAACAAAATGGTAAAATAACAGCTGAAACAATCCGTGCTATTGTTGTTTTATCTCAAATGAATCTTCATATTTGGCATAATGAGTCTAATTATCGTAAAGGTATTAAAGACGGTAATAACCTAGAACTAACACATGGTTTAAATGGTATCCGTAATGTTGCTAAAAATCGTATTCAAGAAGTAGTAGGTGGTCGTAAAGATTATAAAATTGATTGTTTAGCTGCCGATTTTAAAGATTGGGAAATATCATGGGAATAGTAGAACGTACTCGAAAAGAAACTAAACCTTTTCTATCAATAATCTTACCTAGTAGAAAAAGAGTTGAAATGTTAAATGAAACTCTTTATTCAATATATTCACTAGCTGATTTGGATAATCCAAATTTTGAGATTATAATCAAAGTTGATTTTGATGATCATGAAACATTAGACTATATAAAAAATTGGTCTAATGAATATGAAAATTTACATTTTATTATAAATTCACGTAAAAAAGGATTTTTAAATTTAGTAGATTTTCTAGAAGATATGATGGATTTAGCTAAAGGAAAATATATTTTAGCAGCTAACGATGATATGATGTTTAAAACACAAAATTGGAATACAATTTTAGATAAATGTCTAACTGACTTTAAAATTTATTTTCCTTATGTAAACGGATATAGAGAATCTTTTTGGTGTATTCCTAAAGAATTATATACTGCTTTAGGACATGTTGCACCTCATAATCAAACGGATACTTATTTAAATTGGTTAGGTCAAGTATTAGGAATTGTAGAATACATAGATGATATTGAATTATATCATAGGTTTGATTACGAAGATGAAACAGCATCTGATAAAGTTGATGTAATTGATATTAACTATGCTAGTAGAGATTATCATAGAAATTCCCCTGAATTTAAAGAAGATATAAAAATACTTCAAAATCTTTTAGGTATAGAAAAACTAAACCCAATAACAAAAAACTAATGATATTTCCTGAGGTAAAAATATTCAAACCTGGTGCTTTTGAAGATTATAGAGGTGAACTTTATACCCTATTCAAACAAGAAGAACATGATTTAGTTTTTAACCATGATAAAGTTTCAATTTCAAGACAAAATGTGTTGAGAGGAATGCATGGTGATTCAAAATCATGGAAATATATTTCTTGCCTTTCAGGTGAAATATATTTAGTAGTTGTTGATAATAGGCCTGAATCCCCAAATTATTTAAAATGGGATTGGATAATGATTACATCAAAAAATAGAACATCAGTTTTAATACCCCCTAATTTTGCTAATGGACATTATATTTTAAGCCCTGAAGCAACACTTTTTTACAAATGGTCTTATCCAGGTGATTATCCTGATGTTCAAGATCAATTTACATTAAAATGGAATGACCCTAAAATAGGAATTGATTGGCCTACTTCAAATCCTATTTTATCTAAACGTGATTCCTAAAAAAAAGATTATTATATTAACGTCAAAAATAGAATAAAATGAAAAAAGCACTTATTATTACTTGGGAAAGATTCCAAGATCATGAATTAGTTTATCCCTATTACTCATTAAAAGAAAACGGATTTGAAGTAACGTTAATGGCTAATAGAGTTGGTAGAATTTATGGTGATATGGGATGTCATATGCCTTGTGACATCACTACAGATATTTTTGAAGATGAAAATATTAGAAAAAAATACTTAAATGAATACGAAGTTATTCTTATTCCTGGAGGAGTTAAATCTTTAGAAAAATTGAGACAAGAAAAAGGTGTTTTAAAATTTATCCAAGAATGGAATGCAGCTAATAAAACTATTTTCTCAATTTGCAACGGAGCTCAATTATTGATTTCAGCTGGTATCCTTAAAGGAAGAACAGTATCAGGATATTATTCAATTGATATTGATATTGAAAATGCAGGAGCTACATATAGTAGAGGTCCAGTAGTAGTAGATGGTAATATCATTTCAACCCCACATTATGATTTTATGGGTGAATGGATGAGAACTTGTGTAGAAACTCACCAACAAAGAAGTTATAATCCTGAAACTATTATCTAATGAAGAAAGATAATTACGATGTTAATGTAGTTAAAAAACCATGGGGTTATGAATACCTGGCTTATGAAAATGAGCATGTAGCCCTATGGTTTCTTCATATTAAACATACACATTCTACATCTTTACATTGTCATCCTAAAAAAACAACAGGTCTAGTATTGCTAGATGGTAAAGCTGAAGTATCATTTTTTAATAATACTAATGTTTTGCTACCTGGAGATAAAGTAATGATTAGAAAAGGGTTGTTTCATAGTACAAAAGCAACTGCTGAAAAAGGAGCATTTGTATTTGAAATTGAAACCCCAGTTGACAAACAAGATTTAGTTAGATTTAGAGATAGCTATGGTAGAGAAGGTAAACCTTATGAAGATAGTACTCATGAAATTCCTAAAACAGAAGATTGTTTACTTATTTCTGACCCTGAATTAAATCAAACAAACGAATATATTTTTTCTAATTGTACCTTAACTGTCAAAAGCATTACAGATATTTCTGAATTTTTAAATATCGACGATTCACTTAATGTTATGTTTTTGAAAGGTGGTTTGCAAGCTGATTATGGTCAAAATGTAGCTGGTCCTGGAGATGTTGTAATAGCAAGTACTATTAAACAACTTACAGAAGTATTTAATAAAGTTGATTCCGAAACCATAATAATGATTATAAAAAATAATGGCTAATTTTTACCCCCCAGGATTTGAATCCGAAAAAAAGAATTTAGCTATCGATTTCGATGGTGTAATTCACAACGCTGATAAAGGATGGCATGATGGAACTTGTTATGGAGACCCACTCCCAGGTTCATTAGAAGCATTACGTGATTTATCAGAAAAATATAACATAGTTATATTTACTGCTAAAGCTAAACCTGATAGACCTCTTGTAAATGGTAAAACAGGAACAACTCACGTTTTAGAATGGTTAGAAAAATATAACGTAGGTCAATATGTAGACTCTGTTACATCTGAAAAACCAAGAGCAGATTTATACATAGATGATAACGGTTATCGTTTTGAAAATTGGAACGACACATTAAATTTTATAAAAAGTTATGAATAATTTTAGATTAAAAACATTTGCTAAAGCATCTTTTTGTAGACATTTTGAAAATCAAGTTTACAAAGCAGCTCAAGATAAACATATTAAATTCCCATTTTATCTTTCAGCTGGTCAAGAACATATCCCAGCAGCAATTTATACTTTATTAGAAGAAAAAGGTATTGACCCTAATGTTTTTATTCAACATAGAGGACATTCTCACTATTTGTGTAAAGGAGCAGATCCAATTCAACTAATTGATGAATTGCTAGGACGCAAAACAGGATGTGCTAATGGAATGGGTGGATCAGCTTCAATTCATTCTATTGAAAAAAATATTTTTGGACATGATGGTTTGATGGGTAGTCAAGTTCCAATTGCTGTAGGACATGCTTATGTAACTCGTAAACCTACAATTGTAGTAATGGGTGATGCATCAGCAGAAGAAGATTATGTTCTAGGAGCATTAGGTTGGGCTTCAACCAAAAATCTTCCAGTTTTGTTTATTATTGAAGATAATAATTTATCTATTTTAACTGAAAAGAAAGTAAGACGAAATTGGGAAATGGATGATGTTGCTAAAGCATTTAATATGAAAGCTTTTAACATAGATGATGATCCATTAACTATTCAAAAGTATTTAGAAGATTATGATTTTTCATACCCAATGCTTTTAAATATTAACACAACAAGAAAATATTGGCACGCGGGTGCTGGTCAAGATGATGATTATAATACTCGATATGAAAAAGAATTAAAATCATTAGGCACTGAAGCTTTAGAAATTGATACAAATAATAAGTTACTTACAGAAAAGTTATGGCAACAACAGTTAGAGATACAATAAAAGAAATCACTCGCAAGCATTTATCCGAAGGTAAAGGTAAATGTTATGGACAATGCTTAACAGCAGTTGGTTGGGTTGGAGGTACATTACCCGAAATGTATGAAGAAGAGGGAATGGTTGAATTTTCAATGGCTGATGTAGCTGGAGGAGCAATTGCTACTGGAATTGCTTTGGCAGGTGGTAGACCAATGTATGTAGTTCGTTATCAAGGATTTCAATGGTATAATTTAGCTTCAGTAGTTAATTACGCTGCTAAATCTAAAGAAATTTGGAATCGTCCATGTCCAATTTTTGTTCGAAGTATTGCTATGGAAGGTGGTGTAGGACCAGTAGCGGGTTCATCTCATCACTCAATGGCTCAACGTATGCCTGGAATAAAAGTAGCATCTCCTATGACTCCTGGAGAATATCAATATGTTTATGATTGTTTTATGAATGAAGATGAACCTTATTACATCTCAGAACATAGAAAATCATATGATAATACTGAAGAATTAGAAGATATTATCTTACCTAAAGCTGATTTTACTATTTTTCCTATTTCTATTACTAGATTAGAAATGAAAAAATTAGTTGAATTAGCTAAACAAGAAGATATTCAATTAAATATAATTCACCAATTGTGGCTTAAACCTTTTATTGTTGAAGATAATTGGAAAGTTGCTTTAGATAATTCTGAATTTGGTGGATTAGTAACAGATGATGATTACGTAGAAGGTACAGCAAGTAGTATAGCTAATGAACTAAGCTTGGCCTCAGGAAAAAGAGTATGGACATTGGGTCTAGAACCTCGTACAGCAGGTTTTCACCCCTCAGTAGATAATCTACCTCCAAGTGCAGAACAAATTATGAAAAAATTAAAACAAATTAAATATGGGATATAGTTGGCCTCTTATAAATGATAATATCACTCAAAGTGATAGAAAGATTTTAGCAGATTTTTGTCTAAATGGTGAACGTTTTACAAATGGACCTAAAGTAAAAGAATTTGAGAAAATATGGTCTGAGTGGTTAGGTGTTAAACATTCTGTAATGGTTAATTCCGGAGCATCTGCTAATTTTATCTCAATTGCAATGGTTAAAGAATTAGTAGGTATTGGAGAAGTAATTGTACCCCCTATTGGATGGGTCTCAGATATTTCCTCAGTAGCTCAATTAGGTATGACTCCTGTATTTGTAGATGTTTCAATGAATGATTTTAATATCACTTTTGAAAATATTAAAAATGCAATTACACCAAAAACAAAAGCAATCGTATTAGTTCATACTTTAGGATTTAATGGTATTAGTGATGAATTAATCCAATTTGCTAAAGAACGTAATATTATTTTGATTGAAGATTGCTGTGAAGCTCACGGTGCTACTTATAAAGGACAAAAAGTAGGTTCATTTGGTGATATTTCATTATTTTCATTTTATTTTGGTCACCATATTACTACTATTGAAGGTGGTACGGTTTGTGTAAACGATGATAAGTTATATGATTTAGCTAAATTGTTCCGTTCACATGGTATGACTAGAGAAGCGTCTCAAGAATTACAACGTGATTATCAATTAATGTGTCCTGATTTAAACCCATTGTTTACATTCGCTGTAGCTGGGTTTAATATGCGAAGTAGCGAATTGAATGCCGTCCTTGGTATTGAACAAATGAAACGCATTGATAACAACGTAAAACGTAGAACCGAAAATTTACATATTTGGTTAAACAATCTTGATTCTAATAAATTTGTAACAGGCTTTAAAACACAAGGAAGTAGTAATTTTGCTTTACCTTTAGTAATGCAAGGACTTACTCGTGATAAACTTAAAGATGTTTGTACTATTTTAGAAAATGAAGGTGTTGAATACCGTTTGGGTACAGCTGGTGGAGGTAATCAAGCTCGCCAACCATACCTTAAAAAATTTGATCACAGAATAAGTGGTATATTAGCTCAAGCTGATTATATTCACGATAATGCTCTTTATATTGGTAATCATACTGATTTAACTGAAGAACAAATTGTTAATCTTTGTAAAAAATTGAATAATGTTTAAGAATCAAAAAGTTTTAGTAACAGGAGGGGCTGGAATGATTGGGCGCCAACTAGTAAATTTATTAGTAGAAAAAGGAGCTAATGTAACAATAGCTGACTTAAACGAACCAACTGACCTACCTGAAAATATAAATTTTGTTAAAGCTAATTTACTTTATTTTGACCAATGCCAGAACATTTGTAAGGACCAAGATTATGTTTTTAACCTAGTAGGAATTAAATGCTCACCCAAAGTAACAATGGAACAACCAGCTGATATTATGGGTCCAATGATGCAGTTTAATACTAATATGTTAGAAGCAGCTATGCAAGCTAATGTAAAATGGTATTTGTATACTAGTACTGTTGGTGTTTATACACCTGCAGAAATCTTTTATGAAGATAATGTTTGGACAGGTTCTCCATCACCAAATGATTGGTATGGTGGTTGGGCTAAACGAATGGGAGAACTTCAGTGTGAGGCATATGAAAAACAATATGGTGAAGGTAAATGCTCTATTGTAAGACCAGCTAATGTTTATGGACCATATGACAATTTTGATCTGAAAAATGCTATGGTTGTACCTTCACTTATTCGTAAAGCATATGAAAATGATGTTTTAGAAGTATGGGGTGACGGATCACCAATTAGAGATTTCATTCATGCTAAAGATGTTGCTCGTGGAATGATGTTTGCTGTTGAAAATAAAATCACTAAACCAATTAATTTAGGTTCAGGTAATGGTGTTACTATTAAAGAAGTAGCTGAAATTGTAGCAAATTATTTCCAAAAACCAATTCAATGGTCTCCTGAAAAACCTTCAGGTGATGCTAGACGATTGTTTAGTATGGAACGAGCTAATTCATATGGTTTTTATCCTGAAGTTTCTATTAAAGAAGGTGTTGAAGATGCTATAAATTGGTTCCTTTCAAATCAAGATAAAATCGATAAAAAGTTTAACGCCTTAAATAAATAAATGAATAAAGTTCTAATCACCGGAGCCAATTCAGGTTTAGGTAAACATTTAGTATCTAAGTTTACAGATAACGGATATGAAGTATTCGAACATAAAGGTAGTAAACATTATAATTTATCCAATCATGATGAAGTAAAACAATTAGCAAATGATGCTAAAGATTTTGGAGTAAATATTTTGATAAATAATGCTGCTATAGTTTGTCCAAGTAAAGAATTATCATTATATTCTGACAATGAAATAAAAGATATGATAGAGGTCAATTTAACTTCTCCTATATTATTAACATTTTATTTATTGGATCAATTAACAGATATTATTAATATTAATTCAATGGTTGGACTTGAAGTTAAATCCCCAAGAACATTATACTCAGCTACAAAATGGGGTTTAAGAGGATTTGCTCAAAGTTTAAAAGAAGAAAATAAAAATGTAAACGTTTTAGATGTTTATCCTACAAATATTAAAACAACTCCTGATAGACAAAATGCTATGGACGTTAATTTTGTAGTAGATAATATCTATAATTCATTTTTAAATAAAGAACAAACACTTATACTAGATGGAAGAAAATAAAACAATATTAATTTGTGGAGCCACAGGTTTTATTGGTAGAAATTTATTAGATTTCTATTACAAACAAGGAAAATATAAAATTAAAGCAACTCATTTTAAACGTCCTGCTGTTGAAGGATATGATGGTGTAGAATGGATAAATTGTGATTTGCGTGATTCAAAACAAGTACAAGAAGCTGTAAATGGAGTAGATATAATTTTACAATTTGCTGCTACAACAACAGGAGCTAAAGATATAGTTTCCAAACCTTACATTCATGTTACAGACAATGCTGTAATGAATTCTTTATTATTACGAGAAGCATTTGAACAAGGAGTAGAAAACTTTATATTTCCTAGTTGTACTATTATGTACCAAAAATCAGAAATAGCTATTAAAGAATCTGATTTTAACCCCTCAGAAGAAATACAATCATTTTATTTTGGTGCTGGATATACTAAAGTATATTTAGAAAAAATGTGTGAATTTTACTCTCGTTTAGGTAAAACTAAACATACAGTTATTAGACATTCTAACATGTACGGCCCTCATGACAAATATGATTTGGAAAAATCTCATGTATTTGGAGCTACTATTACTAAAGTAATGACTGCTCAAGATGGAAAGGTAAACGTTTGGGGAACTGGAGAGGAAAAACGTGATTTGCTATATGTAGAAGATTTAGTAGATTTTATCGATACTGCTATTAATCAACAAACAACTTCATATGAATTGTTTAATGTTGGTTTAGGTGAAGGTATTAAAATTAAAGATCTAGTTCAAAAAATCATTACCCACTCAGAACGTGATTTAGAAATAATTCATGATTTATCAAAACCAACTGTTCCAACATCTTTATTCTTAGATTGTTCATTAGCAAAAGAAAAATTAAATTGGGAACCAAAACATACCTTAGATGAAGGTATTATTAAAACTTTAAAGTGGTATAAAAATAACAAATAATATGGGAATGTCAGATTGCGTACCAGATTACGATTACAGTAATCTAGATAAAACAAATAGAGTATTAATTACGGGTATAACAGGAATGGTAGGTTCACACTTAGTTGATTTCCTATTAGAAAACACAGATTGGAAAATCTATGGTTTAGCTCGTTGGACTGATTCTTTAGATAATTTAGAACATTTAACAGAAAAAATCAATAAAAAAGAGCGTATTGAACTTATTTATGGTGATTTGAATGATTTAGCTTCATTAATGACAGCTATTGATAAATCAAAACCAAATTATGTTTTTCATTTAGCTGCCCAATCGTACCCACAAACAAGTTTTGATGCGCCTATAGAAACGCTCCAAACGAATATATTGGGAACGGCCAACTTGTTAGAGGCATTGAGTAAATCACCATATAAAAACGCTATAACGCATGTATGTGCATCTAGTGAGGTATTTGGTCGAGTACCTGCTGAAAAATTACCAATTGGAGAAGAAACAACATTCCACCCAGCATCCCCTTATGCTATATCTAAGGTTGGAACTGATTTAGTAGGTCGTTATTATGCTGAAGCATATGGAATGACTATTATGACTACTAGAATGTTTACCCATACAGGTCCTAGACGTGGAGATGTATTTTCGGAATCAACATTTGCTAAACAAATTGCAATGATTGAAGCTGGATTACAAGAACCTAAAATATATGTTGGTAATTTAGATTCACTTAGAACGTATGCTGATGTTAGAGATGCTGTTAAAGCATATTATATGTTAGTTACTCACAATCCTAAAGGTGGTGAGTATTACAATATTGGTGGAACATATACTTGTAAAATTGCAGATATGCTTCATTATCTAACCAGCCAATCAACAGTTAAAAATATTGAAATTGTAACAGACCCTGAACGTTTGAGACCAATTGATGCTGATTTGCAAGTACCTGATACTACAAAATTCCAAAACCATACAGGATGGTCTCCAGAATATACATTTGAACAAACAATGAATGATTTGCTTCAATACTGGAGAGATAGAGTAAATTCAGGACGTAAATTTTTAAGAAGATGAGAATATTAGTAATAGGAGATAATTGTGTAGATATCTTTAGATATGGTAAAGTAACTCGTATTGCTCCTGAGGCACCAGTTCCAATTATTGTTCCTGAAAGAGAAACATCTAACCCAGGAATGGCTGGTAATGTAGTAGCTAATCTAAAAGCATTAGGAGCTGAAGTAGAATTTATTACTAATGAAGTTGAAATCCGTAAAATAAGATATGTTTGTTCAAAGTATAATCATTTACTATTACGTGTAGATGAAAATGATTCTTGTGAAAGAATTAATTTTATACCTTTTAAAAAAACATTTGATGCTGTTATAATTTCTGATTATTGCAAAGGATTTTTAACTGAAGAAGATATAGAAACTATTTCCAAAAGTTTTGATTGTCCAATATTTTTAGATACTAAGAAAATATTAGGAGAATGGGCTCATGATATTGATTTTATTAAAATTAATTACCATGAATATGAGCGTAATAAAGAAGTTTTAGAAAATGATTCAATTCTACAAAATAAAACTATTGTAACTAGAGGTAAATACGGTTGTGACCATCAAGGTAAAAATTACCCTACAGTAGATGTACCTGTAAAAGATGTTTCCGGAGCAGGTGATACTTTCCTATCAGGACTAGTAGTAGAATATGTTCGCTCTAAAAGTATAGAATCAGCAATTAACTTTGCCCAAGAATGTACAACAGTAGTTATTCAAAAATCAGGGGTATCAACAATATGAGAAAGTCATTTGAGATAATAGAAACAAGTTTTGGAAATTTTCTAATTAATGAATTTGATTTAATAGGAAATTTTATAAAAACTCAAAAACAATGGGAATATCATTTATATGAATTTTATTCTCAAGTATTAGATGAAAATAGTTATTGTATTGATGCTGGGGCTAATTTAGGATTTCATGCTATTCAATTTGGTCGTTTATCTAAAAAAGTATATGCTTTTGAACCTCAATCATTAGTATTTAATCAGCTATGTTCTAATATTTTATTTAACGGGTTAGATGAAGTTATAAATCCACACAGATTAGCACTAGGAGATAAATTTGATAAACAACAATTGTGGAATATTGAACATGAAAATTGGGTAGGTAATGGAGGAACCAATTGGGGTGGTAGAGGTATTATTCAAAAAGATTTAGATGAAAAAAGAGCTAATGAGAATGAATATCGAGAATATGATGTAGTAGAAATAATTCCATTAGATTCACTTAATATCCCCAAATGTGATTTATTCAAAATAGATATCCAGGGATATGAATATTTTGCTTTTGTAGGAGCTGAAAAGTTAATAACAGATAACAAACCAATTATCCTACTAGAAAATCACTTAAATGATTTTGAAAATGAAAAAAAATCAAAACAATTTTTGTTAGATTTAGGATATGATCTTTATAGATACAATATTGGAAATAAAGAAGATTGTATTTTAATTCACCCTGAAAATCAAAATTATTCTAAATCACTTTCTGTGATTGAAGATATTAAAAACAAATATAATATTATTAAAGAATCATGAAAACGGCAGCAGTTTTATTTTGTAGAAACGATGGTTATAAAGAAGATGAAAGAGCTATCGTTTGTTTAAATTCAATGATTGAAACTTTTGATGAAGTTTGGTACATTGATTGGAATTCACCTGAGGATAAAGGGTCATTACTTTGGAAAATTGAAGATAAACTAATTAAACAAGGTAAAGTTAAACACATTATTATTCCCCCAAGTATTGCTAAACAATTATCCCCTAATGGTAGTGTAGTCAATGGGTTAATCCCACCCAATTTAGTATTTAGAAGAACAGATGCTGATTGGATTGTAACTACAACAATGGATATTATAGCACCTAAAAAAAAGATATTTGAAGATTTCCTCAAAACAGCTGATCCAAATACTTTTTATACTGTAGAAAGAAGAGATATCGAGTATAAAGATGTAGAAGATTTTGGTTTTGATAATTGGAGAGAATATAGAGACCAATTAGATGATACAACAGAAGCAAGACGTTGGTTTACTAAAGTAACTCCAAGTGACAAATATAGTTTAATTAACTGTTGTGGAGACTTTCAACTAGCATCTCGTAATGTTTGGAATACTATAAAAGGATTTGAAGAAAAAATGATTTATGCTTGTTATCCTGATACAAATGTACAGAAAAAAGCAGTATTAAATGGATTTGGTTTAGAAGCTGTATTTACTATTCCTTTATACCATATGTCTCATGCAGGTATGGAAAATGATGGTTCATCACCATCAAAACAAAAATATAATGATCCTTGGGAATGGGTTGAGTTTTTTGAAGAATCTCAAAACACTAGTGATTGGGGATTAGGCAACACAGAAATTGAATACGAAATTATTTAACTTAACTTGGATTCTTAAATAGTTATTATTAAATTCACACAAAATGATATTTGGATATTATTCACGAAACGATAAAAACAAAGAATTGGTCTCAAAAACAGTAAGTACATCTCGTTTACAAGCAGCAAAAAATTTTTCTGAACGTAAACAATTAGATTTAAAGACATTTTTGAAATTATATGCTGTTGTAACAATTATATGAATCCATTTGGTAAAAATATAACTATTAAACGCCGCAATGATGAACCTACAGAAAAAGAAATTTTTCTAAATATTGTTCAAATTGTAGATGAATGTTGGAAAAGAACCAAACACATGGAAGAAGAAATGGGTATGGGGGTTTCTAATTATGAGGAACCCTTTTATCTTGTAATTGAAAATTTAGTATTTCTTCATTATGGTGAATGGAAAGGCCATATTGTTTTATGGTGGTTATTCGAACGTTTTAATGAGGAAGGTGAATTATTAGCCGTTGAACTTAATGATCACGATAAAAACACCACAGAAGAAGTATTAGTTGAAACCCCTGAACAACTTTGGGAGTTGATTAGAAAAATAGAAATAAAATAAAAGTTATGATTACACGCTATTGTAAAGGATGTGGAGAACAAATTAATCCGAAGAGATTAGAGATTATTCCAACAGCAACAACTTGTGTTCCTTGCTCAACAACACAAAAAAGAGGAGCAGTCACAGTAATGAAAGGTGAAGGAGACCATACATGGGTCGAGACCATATTTATGGAACATGAAGATTTCCAACGTTATATGGAAGAAGAAGGCAAACTAAAACGTATGACCCTGAAAAGCCCTAAAGCTGAATATCAGGATTATGAAAGTGATGATGTTTCAATGAGTGATAGTGATATCCAAAATTTTACTGAAGAATAATGCCTAAAGCTAAACCATTATCGAAAGAATTGGTTTTGGCCGCAATGAACAAGACCAAATCAAACAAGGCAGCAGCTCGCTATCTGAATGTGTCTTATATTCATTATAAAAAATGGGCTAGATTTTATGATGCAACTAAAGAAGGATATCCTAATTTATTTGAACAACATAAAAATCAAAGTGGCAAAGGCATTCCTAAATTCTTAAGTAATGGTAATCCAAGAAAAGATTTTGCATTATTAGATTTAATCGAAGGCAGAATTGACCCCTCTTCATTTAACCCAGCCAAAATTAAATATCGTTTAATACAAGAAGGTTATTTAAAAGAAGAATGCACTTCATGTGGGTTTAGTGAAAGACGAGTTCTTGATTATAAAATGCCTTTAATATTAAATTTTAAAGACAACAACAAGCAACATTATCGTCTTGAGAACTTAGAAATGCTTTGTTACAACTGTTATTTTCTTCAAATTGGAGACATATTTACGGGTAAACAACTTGAGGGTCTAGAAGACCATGTATCCAAGAATGAATCCAAAGTGGATTGGGACGTAGATGATTATACTCAACAACGTCTTAAAGAATTGGGATTATTTGATTCCCACCCAGTTGATGATGGTAGCGAATTTATTTCACGATTATGAAAAAGAAACGAGTCCCCCTATTAAAAAAAGGCAAAAACAAGAAACACGATAAAATTGTTAATGATTTTGATAATCAAAAACAAAAACATCTTGAGAAACTAGCAACTAAAATGTTAGAAGAACAAGATAAAATCAATAAATTGAAAGACAAAGAAATAAAAACCGATTTTTTTAAACTATTTTAATCATGGCAGTCGAAATTACAGTCCAAAACTCAGATGAATTCCAAGAAATGGTAGACAATAAAGATTTCCGTATTTCGGAAGCTGTTGTGGGTGGAATTTTAAAAAATGTAAATACAAAGAAAAAACATATTCATGTATTATCTATTCATTGTATTGAAGATGATGCTATCTATGACATCACTGTTGAACGTAAATACTTTGCTGAAACATTAGAAGAAAATTTACCTTATTATGTTCGTGAAGAACGTTATGAAGATTGTCGAGTCATAGCAGATACAATTAATACACTTAAAAATCAAGATGTATTAGATATTGTAAAGCAGGTTGAGAAATCTAAAAAGTAATTTGGTTCCCCGAAATGGGATACGTATATTTACATAAACAAAAAAATAAAAGTTATGAAGGAAAACAAAATGATTAGTCAAAAAACAATCGATTTGGCTAAAAAGCATTTGAAAAATGCTTTAAGTATTGTAGTAGTTGCATCTGTAGCTACAGCATCATTTAAATTAGGATCTAAATATGGTGTTGAAAAACCCAAAGATGAAAATCCTTATGCTCATGCGTTTTCACCTGAAGAAATTTCTATTGCTGTTAACGAAAGTAATGAATTGATTATGATTGAGAGAGCTACGGGAAATTACATTGTTTACAGCGATAAAATTGGTCAAACAATTTTTGGTATGTATGCTAACCGTATTAGTCAAGAAGTCAATGCTAGTAAATAGTCTTAAAATCGGTATTGCCGTGGGAGCATTAGCTGTCGCGGCACTAACCGTTACTACTCCTGAACAAGATACACTCTCAGATGTAAGAATTCCGGATAGTATCGATCAAAATTCCCCTGTTAGTTTACAAATGTACAATTATATTAAACAATATGCTGATACATTTGATATTCCACTACGTTATGCTTTTGGTATTGCAAATACTGAAACAGGATATAGAGGACCATTTCACTGGAAATATAATCCTGCTCAAACATCTTGTGCTGGAGCAGTAGGACCAATGCAAGTAATGGTTTCCACAGCTCGTTGGATTAATAAAGATAACGTATCTAAGGAAAAACTTAGAACAGATATTGAATACAATATCTATACATCAATGAAACTGTTAAGAAAATTATTCAATAAAAATGGAGATTGGAAAACAGTATTTGGAGAATATAATACAGGTCGTCCTTGTATTAATGGATATGCACATAAAGTCTATAATTATCAACCCAATTGGTAAAATAAATTTAAAAAATAATTACGATATGTATTAGAGTACGTTTTAAACTCTAATAACATGGCAAAATTAAAAGCACAAACAGTAATCTTAAAAAAAGACACTTCTAAAACATCTCGTCCTGGGATTCATTCAAAATCAAAAACAAGTAAATTAAAATCAAGTAAAAATTATCGAAAACTATATAAAGGTCAAGGTAAATAAATTAAATCAAAAGTTATGAGTAAAACAAGTAATCACGCAAAATTGGAATGTTTGAAAATTTGGATTGAAAATCGCAAATACAAACCTAAGAAAAAAATCAAACCACTCTACGTACAAAAGGACGAAGATGAAGATTAAAGCTAATGCTTTAGACATATTCGACTCACTCCCAGATGAATTATTAGTTCAAATTGCTTATAATGATCCGGAAGCGCTAGAGGAATTATGCATGGCTCTCACATTAGAACTTCAATTACTGAAAGAAAAAACAAATGTTGAGAAAAAAGTAAAAAAAAGTAAAAAATATTCATGAAGGGATTTGGCTTAGCCGAATCCCTTTTGTATATTTACGCATAAGATAAAAATAAAGGTTATGGCACTTTACAGATTTAGTAATTTAAACAAGTACGGGAATTGGAGACATAGAATTGTCTCGTGGCCTGATAATAAACCATTTTCACATGGTCCTGGATTTGGTAAGGCAGTTGGAGTACAACGTTTTAGATACGAATATACACATGCTTATATGTCACCGGGATTACTTGTTTCACCTAAAGATGGACAAAAATATATTGTTCCATCTTGGCAAAAAGTACATCCTGATACTCAAATAAGTGATATTAACTGGATTAAACCTGAAGTAAAAGTAGTTGAATCAAAACCAACCTCAACACTAAATGAAGAATTTAAATTCGAATCAAAAAGCGAACCAGGTAGTTTTTATGTAGTTAGAGTAATAGGTGATAGAGTAAAATGTAATTGTGCAGGCCAATACAGAGCTAAAGATAGACAATGTAAGCACATGAAAGAAGTTAAACAAAAATTAGGACTATAATGTGCAATGTATCTTGGTGTAATAATAAAACAGAATTTTATAATAAAAAACAACGTTACAAATACTGTTCAACCCATATTCAGTATAAAAAATATGCTGCTAATGCTCCTGTACGTCCTTGGTTGATGTATAAAGTAGAAAAAGTAATTGATAATGATCTAGTATGTGAGCATTGTGGTTTAGATATGGTTCAACATTATAAAGATACCAATTTAAAAGCAATATTGACAGCAATGGATGTTGATCATATTGATTCAACTATTAAAGGTACACCTGAGGGAGAACAACCAAGTAACTACCAATTACTTTGTAAAATGTGTCATATCATTAAATCATATGATGAAGGTGATTATGTGAATAAAAAATACAAAAAGGATTTGGAATCCTGAGATATTGTTCGTATATTTACGTATAAGATAAAAAGATAAAGGTTATGACAGAAAAAACAGAACGCAGAGGTAGACCAGCAGAACAACCATTTGAAAAACCAGAAAAATGGATTCGTGAATTTTATGAAGTACCAACTAAACCTGAGTTGGGTTATAAAATGACTTATTATTATGATATTAATAAAAGTGCTACAGGTCCTTATAAAACCGAAATTGTTTATCCTAAAGGTTATAAACATGATAAATTCACAGTTGAAAAAGGTAAAGCTTACAATAAACAACCTGTAGTTTTAGTATTTAAAACATCAAATCGTTCAAATGCTCAAACTAAAATGAAAGTATTCGCAAATGAAAACATCGATTATATCCTATCATCTGATAAATTAGTAGGTGTACCTGAAACAGCAATTATTTTAGAATGCGGAGTAGGTGAATCATTTATTGAATCTTGGAAATCTAAATATTCTCTTTAATATTTATTAACATAAAATAAAAATAAAATGGCTACAAGAGCACTAATTGGATACATTGAAAACGGAGTATTAACTACTACCTATAACCATTATGATGGTTATCCTGATAATTTAGGTAAAGCATTAAATAATTTCTTTAATTCACCAACATTAGCAAAAGATATTGCTAATTATGGTTATATTAGTTATATTGATCCTGAAACAGGTGATATTGAAGCTGCTAATCAAGATACTCCTGATAAATTAGATCTTAATAAAATGGATCCTGAAGATGCAGTTGAAAGAGTAGCAGCATTAGTAGATTCGTATGGAGCTGATTATGCTTATTTCTATAGTCCAAATGCTGATAATTGGGATGTTGTTAAAAACAACGGTATTCGTTCTATGGTAGATGCTTTAGAAGGTATTTTATTTGGTGATTTTGATAACACCTATGATGAAGAAGAAATGAACGAAGAAACTAAAGATACTAAAGGTCATGTAATGATGTTACTTGATAAATTAGAATCTAAATTTGGTAAAACTGAAGCTGAAAATTTTAAAGCCTACCAAGAATCAGTAATGCGTGATGTTAAAGCAGGTGGATCTCGTTTAACCCAATATGAAGATTTTGATATCGATGCCATGGAAGAAGATTATAAAAATTATATTTCTGATAAAATGGAAATGGATGAATCATTCATTACTCAGATGAAATACAAAGCAGGTATTATTAAATAATTTAGAATTATTCTAAATGACGAAGGGATTTGGCTTTGCCGGATCCCTTTCGTATATTTACCACATGATGAAAAAGTTAGAAAAGATAGAATTGACAATCCACGAGTGGAACGAAGCTATGCGTATGCCTACTCCACATCGTAATAAAAAGAAATACTACAGAAAAGAAAAGCACAAAGATGCTTGGAAATCTGAGAAATGATTCGTATATTCACAAGGTAAGAAAAAATAAAGGTTATGGAAAATCAAAAATTGTTTATTGAGTTAGCTAAAGTATTAAATGCTAAAGGTGCTAACATTAGTATGGAAAGCTTATTCCAAGATGGAAAAATCATTCATTCTGATATTCCTGAAGTAAGAGGTTATATGGGTCCTGAAGGTGAAGGATTTTATTTTAGAGCAAATCATAAATACTTTGGAATTAGTGAACTTGAAATTGCTGAATTATTCCCAATTACTATAGATAATCATATCATTAGAATGGTAAGTTTTAGTGAATTTGAAATTGAATTCGATGGTGATCGTTATTACCCAGAATCATTTTCATTCATTGTTGAAAAAATTGCCTAAAATATTTGGCTTCCCAATCTCCAATTCGTATATTTAAACATAAGATAAAAATAAAGGTTATGAAAAACACAAACAAATCAATTTTGACAGCTGAGTGGTTAACAATTAAGTCAATGTATGAAGCCAATACTAATGGCTCAAGTAAATATGGGACCAATTTTCCAATTGGTGGTGAATTAGACCAATTGTCATTAGATTTTATTGATAAATTAGGGGTCTTGACCACACAATTGGGCTTTGAATGCACTGTAGATGGTGTCCATATGAATTTGTGGAAAGAACGTATTTGGTCACTTGTTGAAAATGCCGGTCTTTTACAAGATATTGCTTGGAAAACTGATATGGAAGACGAAGAGACCGAAATCAAAGACACATGGTATTCAGATAATGATGAGTTTGATTACGAAATTACAGAACCAGAAATGCTATGACACCCGAAATCAAAGAACGTTTGTATAGAGAATTAATGCATATGTTAATATTACTTGAAGAAGGTAATATCCGGGAAACAAAAATTGAACTTGAAGATTTAATTAATCGTTTAAAATACAATAAAATATGAAATTTTTAAAATTAACAGGATTTGGAAATGAACATTCACATTTAATTTCCCTTAAATCTATTGCTGATATTCACTTTGAACCTAATTATACTAGTATTACTTTGAATAGTGGTAATAATATAAATGTAATCGAAAGTGAAACAGATATTGAAAGAATGATTAATTTCTCTGGAGGATATATCATAAATGAGAACGCACTTAATAACAATTTACCATTTTAATAATATTTATTAACACATAGTTATTAAAAAAATAGTTTATAGATAAATGCAGTTAGTAAAAAATTCTCCATATAAAATATTAGGTATTATTGGTGGTCAACACTCATGTGGTTTAGTATACTATGAAAATGGAGAAATTAAAGTTGTATTAGAAGAAGAAAGACTTATTAGACAAAAGTCATACAATGATTTGCATTCTAATTTCTTTAGATATCCTCTAGCATCCCTTAATGAATTAATAAATAATTACGGAGTTAATCTAGATGAATTAGATTATATCACTAGTTTTCTAGAATATAATGTTATAAAAGATATAATGTCTGGTACAGTTGGTTACAATCTATCTCCTGATAAATTTATTAAAACTGAACACCATGAAACACACTGTGCTTTAGCATATTATTTTTCTGGGTTTGATGAAGATACATTAGTAGTAGCAATTGATGGAAGCGGAGAATACCACTCAGCTAAATATTATTTAGGTACTAATGGTAAAATGGAATATATTGATGGAATTGGTCTCGATAGAAAATCAATTGGGATGTATTACTGTGCCCTTACTGAACTTCTAGGTTTTAAACGTTTAAAAGATGAAGGTAAAATAGTTGGTTTAGCAGGACATGGAGAATATAACTATGACTATTATAAAGTATTTAAAGAAATTCTTACATTAGAAGGAGGACTTAAAACTCAATTATCACAATTCTGGGATAAAAGCGACTTATCAGGTGGTGGTGTATATAGTGAATTGTTTTCAAAGTTTTTCAACATGATGGGAAGTCGTATTGATTGGAAAATGGATAATCACCGTAAAAATATTGCTTACTGTGGTCAATTAGTATTTGAAGAAACAATATTAGATATTTTAAATACATTACACAATATGTACCCCAATGTTAAAAAATTAGCATTATCCGGGGGTGTATTTGCTAATGTAAAAATGAATAAACGTATTAATGAATTACCTTGGGTTAATGAAGTATTTATTACTCCTCCAATGGGTGATGAAGGATTACCATTAGGTTCTTTAGCACTTGCTATTAAACAACTCCATCCTGAATTCAAACCAACACGTTTAGAAAATGTTTATTTTGGAGTTGAATCAACCCCAGAACAAATAGATGAAGCAGCACAAAACGTACTTGGAAATTATATCAAAATTCCTTATAATGTAGATTATGTTGGTGAATTACTTAAAGCAAAGAAAATATTAGGTCTATTTAATGGTAAAGCAGAACATGGTCCTAGAGCATTAGGTAATAGAACAATTACTTGTGACCCAACACACCCCGAAACATATGATGTTATAAATGGTAAACTTCAACGTAATGATTTTATGCCATTTGCTCCTGCTGTGTTAGATGAAGACGCAGATCGTCTATTTAAAGTAGATAAATCTCGATATACAGCTGAATTTATGACTATGTTGTATGATACTCGAGATGAATTTAAAGATATGTTACCAACAGTAACACACCCTGTTGATAAAACAGCTCGTATTCAAATTGTAACTCAAGAAACCAATCCATTCTTTTATAACATTCTAAAGAAGTATAAAGAATTAACAGGTATTGGTTGTTTGGTGAATACATCATTTAATGTTCATAATGAACCTATTGTTAATAAACCCGAAGAAGCATTTAAGCATCTTAAAAATGGAATAGTAGATTTTTTAGTAACCCCCTATGGAATTTATTCAAAATGACAAC